TCATATTCTGCATCAGGACATAATATTGAAAGTTCCGATCTTAATGGATATATCAACCCTACAGCTACAACTCTTACAGAACAAACAGTTGGAGGGGTAAATTTTAGTTGGACTTCACCAAACTTAGAGGCAGTTCCAAGATGGAAAGTAGTAACTCCAGGTTCAGCCTTTTCTCTTCAAGAAACACTAATCACACCAGGATTAGACACAGTAACCACAATAACAAGAACAATCAACACAACAACCACAGTAGAAACTACAACTACATTTGGGCAATAGCTTTATTTCTTTGTCCTGTTAAAACCCTTGCAAACACTACAGTTGCCTCGCCTTCAAGTAATGCTCAAGGGGTAGTGAACAATAATGCAACCATGATAACTCCGTCAGCTATGCCTTCTTTTCGTATGAGTCAGGGTATTATCTGTGCTTCCCCTAGTCTTACAATTACTCCTTATGTAACCGATTCTCATACATTTTCTCTACCTAGAGAAACTGTTACTAGACAGAATATCTATGACGAGAATACAGGTGAGATAAAATACGTTCAAGAAACTCCTAGATTTGAAAAAGAAAATTTTAATTTAAATTATGGTATCTCTGCTCAACTAAATATTCCATTAGGTAAATCTCCAGCACTTTGTCATAAAGCAACAGAAATAAATATTAAAAATCAAGAATTGTTGTACAAGAAAACCTTGCTTGAAATTTCCTTACATAGACTCAAAATATGTGCCGAGCAAGCGAGATTAGGTGTTACTTTCAAACCCAATACTCCTAGTGCTGTTACCTGTGAAGATATTGTAGTAACAGTTCCACCAAATCAAGTTATCCCACATACTCACGAATTAAAGAGGCAGTAGACAAGCACGGGTTTTAACTTGCCTACCTAGACGCCCTATCCATTGCCTTGTCGAATAGGGTTCTTTTATTCTACCTTATCTTTTTTCTTTGTAAGTTTTTTTACGATATTTTTTATAGCTGGTTTGATTATATTGAGAATAAGAGGGCTACTCGCAGCCACAAGGCCAATAACAGCAGTAG